GGAAAATTTGAATCTTATTCACGAATGTGTCTTCATTCTCAATTAAGACAGCCCGTGTTACTTACACAAGACGAAAAAGATTATATTGATACGAATCATCCTGGGTCATATCGAAACTCAATATCGTATGGAAGTGATCCAAAAAAACAACATCATTATATATGCCCTCGTTATTGGTGTTTATTGACAAATACAAGTATCACTGATGAAGAAGTAAAAACTGGTAAATGTGGTAAAATAATACCATTTAAATCGACACACGTACCAAAAGGCCATTATGTGTTTGAATTTAATCACCCAAAGGTACATCGCGATTCCAATGAAAAGTATATAAATCATTCTCCTGGGTTTTTATCGAAAGACTCTCATCCCGATAATAAATGTATACCTTGTTGTTTTAAAGAATGGACTACGAAAAAGGGGGATAAAGAAACCGTTCAGGACAAACGTATAAAAGATTGTAATACTAACACAGATTCGACAGAAAATGCACAACAACCAAAAGAGCGAGCAAAACAAAATATAACTGCATTGCAATATATTATTGGTTTTGAGAGTTTTCCTCTACCCGATGGTAGATATGGGTTTTTACATCCAGGTATTGAACATTTATTGAATATTGATTATAAAACCGTGGTTGAAGCCCAAAATCCTGCGTTTATCAAAAAAAATAATTGGACAACATTAAGATTTGGATGTGAAAATTCCGAAAATAAATCATTTATGGGATGTTTTGCCGAATTACATCGTATTAATAGTAAGGTTGGATATAAATGGACAATTCAACAATTATGCGATAATTTGTCAGAAAATATTAAATTAGATGATTTTGTGCGGTATAATAATGGTTCTCTTGTATCCAGTTTTAAAAATAGAAATACTAAAATTAAAGAGGTTAATCTGGGTCCGTATAAAGACACTAAAATTTATAAATCAATGAACAAAATGGATGAAGTGCAATTAAATTATTTGGAAGAAATTATTATTGCATTGGAGAACTTCAAAGAATTTATAAAGAACCCGAAATCGTCGATAGATCATACTTTTATGTGGGATTTATTATGTGATGAACAAAATCCACTTAATATGGAGCCCGTTAATTTAATAATATTAGAAATGGATTTTAGTGATATTACAAATAATGTTAATATTCTATGTCCGTCAAACGCGTATAGTAATCACGTATATGATGAAACCCGCAAAAATTTTATTTTAATCAAAAACGGGCCCTATTATGAATTATTAAGTCGTATTATTTTCGAATCTAAAGAAACAAGTTCGGTTAAAGGATACCATATTTTTAACCCCGATGAACCTGAATTACAGGAAATAAACACGATTATGAAAACAATTGTTAACAGTATGAAACATCATTGCGCGGCATTAGATAGTAAACCAAATGTATATATGTATGAAAAAAATATGGAGGTGAAAAATATGATAAAACAATTATTAACTGTCAATTATGAGGTTGTAAAACAAGTTATTAACTACCAAAACAAAGTTATCGGTTTAATTGTAAAACTGGATAAAAGTCATCCTCGTGGGTTTTTTGTTCCTACCCAACCATCCATGATTAATAAAAAAATAGAATACGTAAGTATTGATCACGATATATGGGATGACTATAAAACCACCATTAGTAATTTAAAGGATTTGAATAATAGTAATAAGAATATTAAATGTTTACCACGACAAAAGGTCATTGAAGATGGTATGATAGTGGGATTACTTACCGAGACAAACCAGTTCGTTCAAATTGTACCCCCTTATCAAAATATAGATGAAACTTATAAAATAAAATTAGATACAATACACGAAACAAATCATATACTCGCAGATAGACAATTAAATACTTCTCAGGTAGGCGATAAAGACCGAATAACCTCTGTACGAAATATTAATTTAGAAAATAATTTCTATAATGCATTCAAAAATATTGTTCGAATATTAATACATAAACGCACCAATAATGAATTATTTCAACAACTTAAACATTTTATAAATCACTCTCGTTATCTTTATAAAACAAAAATAACACAAATAACTAAAATTATTGAGTTTGTAATTATTAAATTTATTGATTTTGTCGATTTTGATGATAATATATTAAATGACATTGATCAAATAACAACGTGTTTCGATAATGATTTAAATAAGAAATATTGCACCTTAAAAAAAGACGTGCCTGTGTTATTGATACCAAATAATAATTTAATAAGTGGAGAAGATAATAAAATATTGTATATAGAGCGATTAGCAGACGAATTTATTCGTAACAAAACAATACAACACTATTTATTAGAACCAGAAAGTAGTATTCATATTTATGCAAATAATTATGTTATTCACAAAGATGAATTCATTATATTACAACATTTACTGTCTGATAATTATTTCGATAATATAACTGCTATTTCAAAAGATAGCATATCAAAGTTAAATAATTTTGACCTTGCTCAACCGAGTAATACTCAATATTATACAAACAAAATAGTTCGCAAAGAAGAACTAAATACTTCATTTATAGAAAAAAACTTAAACTGCATCCAGAACATTTCTAAAACGATTTTACAACCAATAAATGGAAAGTGGAACTCCATACTCTCTTTTGAAAGTAACGAAATTTTATTTAAACGTACAAATGATTATTGTAGTTTTGGTATCTTACAATTCTTATATGGTATACACACTCGAAAATACATAAGTATTATAGAAATTAAAAATAAAATTTGGAATAGTTTTTACTTTTTAAATATGATGTCTCATTCGGATAAAATATATAATATATTAGAAAAACAAGGGAAAAAGGATTTGATAAAGGAAATCAAATCTGGAAAACGGTCATTAAATAGTGGAATAAAAGACGACAACTATTTTATTACCGATTTGGATGTCTGGGCGTTTTTCACTATTGAAAAGATACCTGTAATCTTATTCTCTGAAACTAATTTCCAATCAATGATGAGCCATACAAACTGGATTATTAATGGAGATACATTAGATAAAAAACATTATTTTATAAGAACGAATAAGAAATATGAATATTCCATTGTAGAAACACCTATTGAATTAAGAAAATTAACAGACTTTACGGATAAAATGAAAACGATAAATCAGGATAAATCCGATGATATTATTTATAATAACATCAACATTAAGGATTATTTGGAATTACTGTAATTCGCTAACCGTGTGTTTACTAAGTACACCATAATACATAACCCATTTTATTTTTCAAAAATGTTCATTGGTTCCATTAAAAAATATATATTAATTAAAAATATATATATTTGTATAAGATTTGTATAATAATTATATAAAATTCGCATTATATTTGTTTGCATTTAAAGACCCATATCATAATTGTCATCGGTGTTTACACAATCCTTGGTATTAATCTTGAAAGACGAAATGTTGTTTTCTAATTTTGTATTTGAACAATTGCGGTCTTGCTTAATACCGAAAGCCTTTTCGATTTCCTCCTTCTGTTTATTTTCTTTGTATTCTACATTTTCATATTTTTCCATTTCCTTCATATCCAACAATACTTTACACATTCCTGTTCCAAATGGACCGATTTGTCCAAGCATTACGTTTGCAGAAACACCACGAATATTATCAAATTCTGCGTGTCGACTTGCATTTAACAACACCTCTGTGTGTACCTCAAATGTCGATTTTGCAATTGGACCAACATTATCATTTAACAGACCGGACCTGAATATAGATACCATATTCTTGGTTAATGTCATACGATCACATAATAGACCGAGATGATGGTAATTAATATAGACACCACTGAATTCCATCACATCTACAAATTCGTCGTGAATCATTTGACGCGCGGCTTCTATTCCAAGTACCGCAAACACCTCTTTAATATCATTACTAATCGTGCGTGTTGTATCAATATAATCAAGTGCTAAGGTATCCAATAAATTTGTACCAGTTGTATCTAATACATAAATATCTTGGGGATCATATCCATTTTCACTTTGTACCATATATTTTTGCACTTTGCGAACATTTACATTTGAGATTTTATTGATTCCGCGAAGTACAATATTATTTAATAATTTTTCCTGGAAATCACGAAGTAGATAAATATCATCAGACTGATCCAATAGAAACTGACTACCTTGTGTTTTCTTTTTCTGGTTATCTAAAATTGAACTATTTAACCGAATTCTAAACACCAGATTATTCATATTATAATCCGAATAAATACATTGGACATCATTACCGTATCCCGAATTAATCGCAAAATTAATGTCATCCATTGTAATATTTCTATGCAGCATCTTTTCGGCATCGATCTCAATGCGAATCACCCATTTCGATTTTTCGAAACTCTCTTCTTCCTCTAAACATTCTTGTACCATGTTTTCGAATTCATAATATTGGTCCATTAGATGATGGTCATCCTGAATTACACTGTCAGTTTCATTTGCATCAAAACATATTTGAACACGCTTTACTACATCACTCAACTTGGTATGATTCAACATTTCCGAGTAACTAACCGCTTTCTTTTTATCAGTTTGCTCGTGTTCCCGCATATAAATCGTAAGTGACGCACTTTTCGGGTTTTTTGTTAAGCGCAAAATTTCTTCAATACGCGGGACACCACGGGTTACATTTGACTTTGACGCAACACCAGCCAAATGAAACGTATTCAATGTTAACTGCGTTGTCGGCTCACCAATTGATTGACCGGCAATTACACCGACCATTTCGCCTGGATGTACCAACGATTCTTTATAACGCATATGAATCGTTTCTAATAGCAGTACAAGCCCCTTTCTATGAAAACGCTTCATAACCAATAGTGTTTTGGGATTCAAATAATAATAATATAGTACTTTCAATAGTTCATTTTGTTCCATATAATAAAGCCCATTGATCTTTTCATAGTATAAATCTATCAGTTCAAATGCTTCCAATGGAGTTATATCCACTGCACTATTGCCATTCAAATGTAACTGATTTGAAATATTATCTATAATGTGTAGGAAACTAACCGCAACTTTCACACGATTATCGTTTTTATATTTAAATACACTTTCGATTAATATTTTCCTCATACGTAACATATAATTAATCTTATTCAAGCATTCGGTCTTCGTTTCTTCGCGTTGTTTTTTCATTCGTGTAATTGTTCCTTTTGTATATATTTGACTCATTCCTTTGCGTTCGTCGTGAATTCCAATTATATCATATAACATATAAATGTCGTCGCTGTTCATATCCACAATTGGTATTTTTTGAGTTTCTATCTTTGTCGAATCGAATCCATCCTCGCCATAAGCAAACTGAACGATCTTATGTTTATTATTTCTTACTGTCATATCATATTCAACTTTTAAATCTTCAAGACCTTTAATCAGTCTTCGTTGAATATAACCCGTTTGGGATGTCTTAACTGCCGTATCAATCAATCCAATACGACCACCCATTGCGTGGAAAAACAACTCCGGTGCTGTTAATCCCGAAATATATGAATTTTCAATAAATCCGCGGGCGCCAGGAGAATCATCGTATTTATTAAAATGAGGAAGTGTGCGATTTTCATAACCATAAGGCACTCGTTTTCCTTCTACACTCGTCTGGCCTAAACACGAAATCATCTGCGAAATATTAATAAGCGAACCCTTTGAACCGGATTCAACTATCTTCAAAAATCGGTTATCCTGGTCCAACGATTTACGACCAATTTTACCTGCCTGCTCCGTCGCTTTATTCAAAATATTTTGCACCTGCATTTCAAATTCCAACATATTCGTCTTTGCTGTTGAATTATCAAACGTTCCAAGATGCAACTGATCAATCAATGACTGTACCTGCTGTTTTTGTCCCGTCACTACCTGAATAATACTATCTTGGGTTGTAGTGTCTGCAATTAAATCACTAATTCCCACACTATATGAACTATTTGTCATATATTCGGTAACAACGTTTTGCAAATCATCGATAAATTGCATTGCGCGCAAATTGCCATAATCATTAAATATACGATGAATTATTCCAAATGTCGCTCCGCCCAATACAGACTTTTCCATTTGTCCTCGTATATATTTTCCATTATGGATTTCCATTACATTGTTGGAAGTCGCAAAATCGTCTTCATCATCCTGCCACAATTTTGTTGCATATTTTAAGGTAAGCGGTGGCAAGATTTGACTTAAAATTTCGAAACTCGACACTTCATTCTTTCCACTTTCAAATAATTTTTTGACGTCTACATTTTTATAATACATTAATAAATTCATTGCCTCTTTTTTTGTAAATTTAATATTTGACCGGGTAAACTGATAAGAACCCAGCATAGAATCTTGAAAAATACCAATAATCGGCGCATTACTTGCTGGACTTACAATTTGATAAGGAATCGCTGCCAACTGTTTTAGCTCTGTTTCCGCCATTATATTTTGGGGCATATGCATATTCATCTCATCTCCATCAAAATCAGCATTATAGGGTTTAGTATCACCTACATTCATTCTAAATGTATCTCCTTTTTTCATCACACGAACAATATGACACATCATAGACATTCTGTGCAAACTGGGCTGACGGTTAAATAATACACCATCTCCATCCATCATGTGGCGATGTACTACATCTCCCAAATCAAGACGAATCGATTCACGATCCATATAACGCAGTGAAACATTGTCACCGTTTTTACGCTCCAATATTTTAGCCCCAGGATATTTATCCGGACCATTTTGAATTAGTGCTGTCAAAAATTTAATATTTCTTTCATTTACACATACTGGTTTTGTAATATTCATTGCGATTTTCATTGGTACTCCTAACTCGCGAATAGACAAATTAGGATCGCCCGTAATTACCGAACGTGCACTAAAATCAACGCGTTTTCCCATTAAATTACCGCGAATACGACCATATTTACTATTTAAACGATCCATAATACATTGAAGAGGACGACCTGAACGCTGCTGCATCGGCGCAGAACCCTTTACCTTATTATTTACAATCATTGCTATAAAATATTGAATTACATTTCGTAATCCTTCAATCACATTGGGATTTGTTTCACCAGCTGCAAGTTTATCCTTTAATGTATTATTTTCACGGATAATGTTACTATAAATATGAGTTAAATCGTCCTCACTGCGCTGTTGCGCATCGTGCTTTACAGAAGGACGCATTGCAGGGGGAGCAATTGGTAGAACTTGACATACAAACCATTCAGGACGTGACCATACAGGACTAAAACCCATAAAATGAATGTCATCGTCACTCATACGTTTAAAAATCTTAATTATAATTTCGGGCGTTAGCCTCATTTCTACTTTTTGTTCTTCCCCGGCCCCATCGTCCAACTTATCCCAATATGCAATTATATTAGCTAAACCTTCCAATTTAATTTTATCAGGACATTTACACCCACATCCTTCTCCATTACTATCGCCGCATCTTTTGATTTTTGAAACGTTATTTGTTACATAACTCCACCGCGCACTTTCACTATAATCTAAAATGTGCTTATGGCGTTCTTTATTTAATAAAAGTTTACTACACTTTAAACAAACACATTTGCAAATCTTCATAATCTCTTTAATATGCTGAATGAAGAATACTGGCCGCCCTAACTCAATATGCCCAAAATATCCAGGACTGTCAATATATGTGTATCCGTCAGTTGGACATATATATCCGGGTTCCAATACACCCATTCGGGGATCAAATAGTCCACCAGGCTGAGGTTTATTATTAATGTAAGTATCACGAGATGTTATTTCGGCAACTGAATTTTTGCGAATTTCCTCTGGTGACAATACACTAAATTGGATGCCAATAATTTTAGATGTATCCATTTTATGCATACTATAATAATATATATTTATATTATTTTATATTATAACAATCAATTTTTATATACAACGTGAAAATTGATTGTTATAATATAAAATATATACAATATACAATTATACATTATGGTGCGTTCTAGTGATAAAAAATCTTCGAAATCTTTGAAATCTAAATCTTCAAAGAATAATAAGAAATCCAAGCGAGTGGAATCTTCTGACGACGAGACAGATTCTTCTTATATTGATGAAGATTATTATGAGGATGATACAGAAGACCAAGAGGATTCTGACGATGACGACGATGACGACGATGATGATGATGACGATGATGATGATGACGACGACGACGATGATGATGATGATGATGACAAAAATAACAAAAAGAAAAAGAGGTCGAAAAAGCTGTTGAACCACGATGATATTCAGCGCATTATTTCAAAATTAATTCCATCCAAGTATATGACAAATAAGATTAAGAAAAAAAATAAAAAGCGGAAGGACGACGATGATGACGACGACGACGA